ATGCCGACGAAATCGCCCTCTCAAGCGAAGCGGAAAGCGCCACGAATCCCGCTCAATCAAACGAAGCTGGACGCGCTGAAACCGCGCGCGAAGCCATACAAAGAGAGCGACGGCGGCGGCCTCTATGTGCTCGTGAATCCGAACGGCTCGAAGCTCTGGCGCCTCGCGTATCGGTTCGGCGATCCACCCAAACAAAAGACGCTCGCGCTTGGCGTCTATGATCCACAGACGAACGGGCTAACCCATGCGCGCGCCAAGCGGGAAGCCGCCAAGCTGGCGTTGAAGGAAGGGCGCGATCCGGGACGCACGGCACCGGCGACTGACGGACAGTCCACCTTCGAGACCGTCGCGCGAGCGTGGCACAAGCTCCATGCTTCGGATTGGGCTCCCAAATACGCCGGGCTGATCCTATCGCGGCTCGAAGATGACGTGTTCCCGGAAATCGGCGCCATGCCCATCGGCCGCATCACAAAGAATGACATTGAAGCCGCCCTAACGCGCGTCGTGGACCGTGGCGCGGTCGAGACGGCGCACCGGCTGAAAAAGCACATTGCCTCAGTCTTCGCTCACGCGGCCGACGATGTGAGCGACCCCACGCCCAAGGTCCGCCTGCCGAAACGGCCCCCAACGAAGGGGTTCAAGCGGCTTAAGGCCGAACAGATCGGCCCGTTCCTCGTGGACTTGGACAAGAGCACTTGCGAGCCCGAAACGCGGCTAGCGATGCTTCTCACGATCTACACGGCCACGCGCACATCGGAATCTATCGGTGCGCGTTGGGATGAATTTGAACACCTACGTTCCACGCGCAAAGCTCTCTGGCGTCTCCCAGAAGATCGGATGAAGGCGGATCGCGAACACCTGATCCCGCTAAGCCGCCAAGTGATCGCGTTGCTTCACGAATTGCATGAGCGAACCGGCAAAGGCGACTATCTCTTTCCTGCGGCGTTCGGCGGTCGCGGGCACATGAGCAACAACACGATGCTGTTTCACTGCTACGCGATGGGCTACCGCAACAAAACGACGATGCACGGATTCCGCGGCTCGTTTTCGACTATCGCCAACGAGTCCGGCATGTGGGCGCCGGAAGTGATCGAAGCGCAGCTAGCTCACGCGGTCGGCGGCAAGGTGCATCGTGCTTACAACAGCGCCGAGTATCTCCCCAAGCGTCGCGAGCTTCTGCAATGGTGGGCAGACAAGCTAGACCTGTATCGAGCACGCGCGCGCGGCCGGACAACGGCGGAATTGCTGGGCTGAGTTCATGCCCCAAAAGTTGGCCTCAACTGTCGCGCCTGCTAAAGACCACTTCCCTTGTCTTTGATGCGTCGTGACGGGTCCAATGGAAGTCATCGTCTTCGCCCTAAAATACACCGGACCACTCTTGCTGGTCGGACTGTATTTTCTCGGCTGGCTAAAGCTTTGGTCCCGCCCGGACTTTACGTTCGCCCTGATCTATGCCGCCGGGGTGTTCGCATGCTTTTTGTTCGCCGGGCTCTTCTCTCCATTCCGAACACCCTACGTTTGGAGCGCATCGGGTCTCTATCTCTCGATTGATCGATTCATGCTTTGGGGCGTCTTGGGCGCTGTTGCCTTTGCGATACCTGGCTTTGGCGTGGTGGCTATACGTCAGCGGTTAAATCGCCCCGAATGAAGGGAGATTACTCTGGATCGACGCTCAACGGCCGCCAGTGCCGGTATAGCCACAATCCGAAAGTGAGAAACGCGCCGAACATAAACGCATGCATCACAATGATGATTGGCAACATAACTAGAAACGGCAAGATCACCATGAAAACCGGGCCGACGCCGTAGACCATCTCGCCATTCACGTTCATCTCACCGCTCAGCAGTGCTCCAACCGTGATGATGAGCAAGATGGGAATCATGAAGGCACCCCAAGAGAGGAGCCACCCCCAGACGATCATCTTGTATGCGCTGCCAAGCGTGAGTTGACCGTTTTCAGTCTTCAATCGCATCCGCAATTCTCCCAGCGAAACGTTCTCGCACGCCGGTTTCAGAGTCGCAATATTTGCCTTCGGGCTTTGCGCGCTCACGCCGCTGCCGCCCATAATCGCGAAGCCGTTCTTTGTGCATCTCACGATAGACGCGCATGTATAGCTTATGGCCCTGGGGATCGGCCGCGCGCGACGCTCGCATATAGCCTGCTTCGCGCTCTTTGTTTCGAGCGCGCCACGCATCGCGCACGGCTTTGCATTCCTCCGGCTTCTCAGCGCGCCGGCGCCGCTGATTTTCCGCGCCTTGCTTGCGCTTCCGTTCTTTGTGGCAGGCCTCGGAGCACGTCAGCGCGCCGTGACGCGCGATGAAGGGCCGGCCGCAGATGGCGCAAGGCTTACGCACCCCCACGAGAACCCTCCATCCATTTCGAGCGGAAAACCGTCTGTTGCGCGTTCGGCTTCACGAGCGCGCGCAATTCGTTCTCCCGCGTGGTCAGATTCACGCCGACGAGTCCGCGAACCGCCATCGCATAAACAAAGGCGTCAAGCGCTTCCGCTCGCATGCCCTTGATGCGCTCCCAGCGTCGGCGGGGTTGGCCGGATTTGTAGAACGTCACGCGCCGCTCGCTGCACAATTCCTCATAGAAGCGCGGCGGCAAATCCTGCGAAAAGCGGATATGTCCCGGCTGTTCGAGTAACCCGAACAAACGACTCTTCCCGCCGTCCACGCCAACAATCCAAAGCCAAGGCTTGCTTGCGCGCTCGATTAGCGCGCGGTTGCCGGCGTCGCCTTTGATGGAGACCACGCGACGGCCGCTAAAACGCGGGCGCGTGAACGAATACACAATATCGGTGACATTGCCGTCACCGGAGTCGATGGCGGCGGCGTCATAGCCCAGCATCCCGCCTAGAGGATGCGGAAAGCGACGCTTCAACAGATCGTCTAGTTCGCGCCAAGTTTGCTCTGCAGTCGGCGCTCCCCAGATCGTTTCATCTGCGAGCGCGAACATTTGAGTCGCCGAATGGCCTAGCGTCACGATGCAGAGCCGATCCGCTTGCACATCTACACCGGCCGTAAGCAGTCGCACGTCTTCCGGTATGGCCTGCAGTCCGATCCGTTCGGCGCGACGCGCCAAAGCGTTTTCGTCCAAGCCTTCGCCGCTGCGATCCGCGAACACGTCGCCTAGGAGCGTGTTCGTCCACACGCGCAATAGTTCGGGGTCGCTTTTGGCTTCCAGAAACTCGCCGACGATGTTGGCCCAGCGCGCATGCTCGATGGTCGAAATGAGCGCGCTGCATTTGAAGCCCGCGTGTCCCTTCACATGCGGCGCCGTCGCGCGCCATCGGCCGGCCGCGACCATTGCCGACTTACTCGACTCTTCAATCACGCAGCCATTGGCCGGGCATACGAGATGCGCGGTTTCGGGCATGTGGCGGCCGTCTTCGCTCTTATCCCATTTCAAATGCTCAAAGCGGGGCTCGAAGTGCTCGCCGCAATGCGGACACGGCGTCTCATAAATGCGCTGATCCGACTCCCGATACGCGCGGGCGATGTTCGACGTTTCGGCGTCGGTCGGCGTGCTCGCCTGGAAAATGAGACGGTCGCGCGCCGTGCGGGTTCGGTTTTCGGCGAGCTTGAGCGGATTGCCTTCCGGGCTCGGCAAATAGCCGTCCGTTTCGTCCAGCATGAGAACGCGAACGAAGTGGCGACGCAGATTCCGCGGCGCCGCGCCAACGCATTTGAAGCTCCCGCCCGGAAAGCGCCGGCTCTGAATCGTGTCGCGCTTCTTTTCGTCTTGCACGAGGAGTCCGGCCAAGGACGGGCTCGCCGCGAAAACGGGCTCCACGGTCGAAACCATGAAGTCGCGCGCATCGTCCTGCGTCGGTTGAACTGCCAGGATGTTGCTGGGGTTGTTTTTCACGAAGCTGGCGACAATGGCCACCATGAGCGAGGTCGCGCCGATCCGCGCGCACTTCTGCCACGTCACGCGCTCAATCGCCGGATCGTCGCACGCATCCGCGATGCCGCGCTGATAGGGAAACAGCGCCATAAGTCCCGGCGTGTCGGACACGTCGGACGGCAGGGTGACGTTGGACTCGATCCAATCGGCCGTGCTGATCTTCGGCGGCGGGGCGAAATTCGCGACGGCTCTAGCGTCAATCGCGAGAACGGCGAGACTCGGCCCAGGATCGCGCTTCGCCGTCTCAGGCTCTCGGAGGGTCGCCGGCATCGGAAACGCCTCCCTGCGCAGCCAGGGCGGTCAAGGCGGCCCGGATTTCCGAGTCTATGACCTCCACTTGCTCGCGATTAAGCCCCAGCTTGGCGCCGACGCGCGACGCCACCGCTAGGAGCCGCTGCCGACAATCGACAACGCGGGCCGCCCATTGCTCTTCCACATCGGAGATGAGCACGAGCCGGCCGGCCAACTGTTCGGCCTTCAACTCCGCGATGCGCGTCTGCGCTTGGTAAAGCTGATCTCGAAACGGATTCGCAGATCGGCCGCCGACGCCAGAGCCGCGCATGGGCCCGCGCGAGTTGCCGGGCTCGCGCGCCGGTTTGGCGTCGCCGAGAAGTTCGGCTTTCGAGCGGTGGGCGCGCGCTTTGGTCATGGCTCCAGCGCTAGCCCTAAGCCGGCGCTGCAGTCCACCCGGCGCCAAAACTCAAAAACGAAATTTTGAGTTTCCATTGGTTTGCCGGGGTCAGTGCTGCCCCCGACGCCGGGCCTTCGGGAAGAACCTAGACTGTTCCTAGTGTTCGTTCCGTTCCTAGTGTTTTGGTCGGAATGTATGCGCGCGTGTGCGTGCGCGCGTGTGCGTGCATGCGCGTATGCGAATATCTACTAGGAACACTAGGAACACTAGGAACAGAGACGATAAACGCCTTTATTCATGCGGGTTTTGGCCGTTCCTAGTGAATGGCATGCACTAGGAACGGACTAGGGACACTCGCGCTCTTTCGCTCTGTTAGGCTGCGTCTTCCCAATCAATGGCGCTATTGCACCACGACTCGAAGGCCGCGCGACATTCAGCGAGCGGCGGCAATTCGTAAACGTAGGACAGTTCCTTATTGATCCGCACGCGCCGACGTTCGGTCACGGGGCACATTGCGCGGAAGCGCTTCGCAAAATGCACATCCCCCAGAATGTCGCCATGCGTGCGGCGCGGCTGCATCCACGTCCGGTAATAGGTCCGCAGATCGTCGGCTTCCACGCGGATCGCGCCACCCCAATCGGCGCCATCTCGGCAATCGGTTAGATCGCCGGCCGCCAACGTCTCCCACCACCACGCTTCCACGTTGCGCAGCCCGGCGAGCTTCTGTTCGGTCAAGCCCTCAGTGTTCGGCACGCGGCGCACGTCCACGCGGGATAGATCGAAGCGCCCCAGATAGTGCAGCAACGCCTCATAGCCGCCGTTCTCCATCTCGCGCTTGATCGCCTCGAAGTAAGGGCCGTCCTGCCGGTGTGCGTCGCCCACGTTGAACACGGCAAAGCGGCGTTCGTCATGCGTCGCCGGCACAACCCAATGGGCGTTCGACGTGATGATAAAACGATGGAAGGAGTCGAGCGGGATTGCGTCCACGCCCTTCTTTTCGAGCATGATACGCGGGCCGGTAATTAGGTCTTTCAGCACGCCTTCGCCGACTTTATCGCCGGCCCAGAATGCCTCTTCCACGAGCACGAGCACGGCGGTTGCCAAATGGCTGTTGAAGTTGCCGATTAGGTGGCGCGGCTGCGTCACCGTCACGAAATGGCGCGCGATCAAGGCGCCCAGAATTTCGCCGACGATGGATTTTCCGACTCCCTTTTCGCCCTTCAACACAACAGACGTTCCCGGCTTCTCATGGGGGCGTTGCACAAGATGCGCCATCCATCCGACAAGCCAGGTGTAAAGCGCTTCATCGGCGCCGCAGACGTTATCGAACAAGTGATCTAGGAACAGGCTGCAGTCGCCGCGTTCGGGCTCGAAGCTGAAACCGCGCCACAGATTGTAAGCGCCACGGCGCCGGCCGCGCGGATCAAGCACAATCTGTTCGTATTGTCGGCGCTTCGGGCTGGCGAACCAAACGGAAGACACGGGAGTCGCGACGGGGCCGGCCTTGCCTTTCTCCCAAATCACATCATTCGCATGCCAATCCTCGAAGGCGCGCACGGACTCCATAGTGAAGCCGCCAGCGCCATCTTCGCGGATCACGCGGACTTGGCCGCCGTGCGCTACAACGGCGAAGCGCTTATTCAGGCGCGCGATTGCGGCGTTGCGGGATTCTTCGCGTTCGTCGGGCTCCGGGCCCAAAAGGTCTTCAACGCTACGCATGAGTGAGTCTCCCGTGTCGGCGATAGCGCGCGGCGCCGCGTTGCACGTCTTCCAGCGTCGGCGACGGGCGCCGAACGCTCGCTTCAAGGTCGAAAATACGTTTGCCGCCGCGCACGCGGTAGAAATCGACGTGATCGCAAGCGCGGGCTCGCGCGCGTGCGTCGGCGATCACACGCCACGGTGCGCCACGGCCGCCGCCTTGGCGCAGCCAGCGCTCAGTGACGGCGTGCGCTCTTTCCAAAATCGCGAAGGCGTCCGCCAACGGGAGCGCCTTCAAGGGCGCTAGATCAGGCTTCGGCGCATCATGGCGAAGCGCGTGCTTCGCGTAATCCCATTTGCTCAGATCGAACGCCGCGCAATACGCGGCTTCCTCGCCGTCCGGCATCTCGTGAAAGATGGAATCCGCGGGCTCTAGTGCGGCCGTCCAACGGCGCCAACGGGCGCGCGCGACCTCGTTACGCTGCGCGCACTGACGCCAGCCGGCGCGGCGATAATCGCCAATCAGCATCAGATTCTCGAAGCCGAATTTTTGTTCGGCGTCGGGTTGCAAGTGTGCGGGGCTGGGGCTAGCGAGAGTCATAGCGATTGACTTCCTTCGTTCATTCGCGTGAGAGGCTTTCCTTTGGTCGGGATGGTCTCTGCAGTCAGGGAAACTCCATCGCCGGCCGCAGATTCATCCCTGCGGTCGGCGGTTTCTTTCATCGGTGACGCATGGCGATAACCATGCTCCCTTTGCGCCTAGACCGCTCTGCGAACATTCCCCAAAGCTGGCGACGGGTCGGCTGGCGCCGATCCTGTTCGATTGCCTGCGCACGCGCTTCCGGCTCGCTCAAAGAGCGCAGCGGAACGCTCACGAGCTTCGAGAGCGGAATCTGCACAACGGCATTGTTCGGGCTCAGGAGCGCGAGCGCGAGCACGTCTAGGCGCTCGCCGGCAACCGTGGCGCTCTGCACCCCAAGCACGCGCGCGGGGCCGTGCTCAGGGTGAGAGACGAATTGGCCGGCTAGGTAGTGTTCAACCGCGCCCATTGCGTTAGGCCAGCGCCACAGGGACGCAGAGCTTCACGCGGACGGTGGACGCGCCGGCGCCGGCCGCCGCGATAGAGACGCCAATGCAGGCTTCGGAGTCGCCAGCGCTATTGGAGTCGGTGTCGCCGTGCGAGCGGGCCGTTTTGGTCGCCGTGTCGAAATAGACGGGCGCGCCAAGCGTAAACACGTCGTCCGAATCCTTGGCGATGTCGAACACGCCTTCGGTTTGGATCGTGACTTCGGCGCCGTTTTCAGCGTCGCCGCAGGCGATGCCGAACAGTTGGCCGGCAAGCACGCCTTCGCCGCTGTCAACGGCATAAGGCGAAGCGGGAAGCGTGATGTTCACGCCGGGTTGGACAAAGTTCTTCATGACTCAGGTTCCTTTCGAGACTTGGAATTTGATGACGTTCGGCCTCGCCGACTGCAGCGCCGCGATGCGAGACTCGATGTGTGCGAGCGCGCGCGTCATTTCGCCTTTGCTCGCGTATTCGACTTCTTCCCCGTTCGCGTCCCGCACACGGCGTTCGCCGCGTGCGAGAGCGCGCACGAGTTCATCGCGGAGCGACTGCAGTTCGGTGAGGTCGAGCGCGGCCATTACGCGAGCGCCGAGTTGCTGTCTTCGCCAGCGTTGTAAGCCCAGCCGCGCCAATCACGCGGGCCGACTCCAACGTCCAGCGTCACGCGCCATTCGCGGCCAAGGATTTCCCAGCCATCACGCGCGGACACTTGCGGGCCCTCGCTTCCGGCAAGGCCGCCCAGCACGAGCGCGGGGTGACGCGAGTCGGCGAGATAGAAGCCAAACGGATTGACGGCTTCCAGGCGAGGCTCACAGACAACCGTGAGCTTGATCGGTTGCGCATCGGCCGTGGTGACGGGCTGAATCGCCGCCACGAACTTTTCGGCTTCCGTCAAGCGCGACGGCGCAACCACAATCGTATCGGGCCGGACGTTGATAAGCGTCTGACCGTCCACGCCGGTTTGCGTCATCATGGCGACTCGCATCGCAGAGATGCCGGTTTCGTCGATGGCCGCGTAAGCCGCTTCCGCGAACAGGTTGGCGTGATCGGCATGGAACAGCGCCTTGGTGTCACCCATCGTCGGGCCCGCGCCGCCGGCTTGCGTCAACGCCGCAACCACGAGGTCGGCGGTAGTGTTCGCAGCCGCTTGGCCTGCGTCGCGCGCGAAGTCGCCAAGCTGATTGAACGCATCGTTCACGATCAGCTTGCGGCTCGCCGAGAAGATCGCGCCGTAAGTGTCCAGCGCCCACGACTCTTTCGCTTCGCCGCGCGACACGCTCTTGATCTCGCCGCTTTCGCTGACCTTGCCCAGCTTCGGCAGTTCGCCGAGTTGATGCACCGTCTGCGTGCGGAAATCGTTCGCCGTGGCCTTCTGGCAAAGCGTCACGAGCGGCGACGATGCCGCTTCATAGGCGGCGCGCACGGCCGAACCCAAGCCAACGTCCAGCATGAGCGGGAAATCCGACGTGGTATGTTGGCCGCCGCGCGTTTGGAACGCAGCCGTCAACAACGCTTCGCGGCTCATGCCGCGCGTGCGAACGCCGTTCGCTTCGAGATAGTCGCGAGCCTGATCTTCAACGCTCAGGTTCGCGAACGGGCGCGCCGCGTCATTCTTCAACGCGACGCCAAGATAGCGAGCAGCGAAGCCTTCGGCGCGAAGGTGCAGCGTTTCTTCCGGCGACGGGCCGGGATTGATGACGCGCACGCGCGGCGCAGTATTGCTGCGAACCGTGAGCATTTCGAGCGCGCGCGTGTTGGCGTCTTCCACAGAGCCGTCCGCGTCAATGATCGCGTCCGCTTCCGTAGTCGCGCGCGCCAGATCGTTCGGGAACGCGCGCTTGAAAACGTCGCGGATCGCGGCGCGGGTTTGCGCCACGTTGTCGTCGTTCGCGGGCGTGTCGATCACATCCGCTTCGATTTCCGGCGCGGTCTCGGCGCCGGGAGCATTTTTCCGTTTCATGGAATGACTCCGAGTTTGCGCGCCAGGATCGGCGCCAATAGGGACAAAGGACGCCTCGTGGATTTCCCACGCCAACGCCGTCCTTATGCGTTGGCCTTTGGAGTTAGTTTCATCGCGCCATTGCTTCACGCGGTAGCCGATGGAGAGATTGCGCAGAATGCCGTCTGCGATGTCGCGCACGATGCCGGCCGCGTCGTCTCGCGACGAAAGTTTGAGCCGCGCGCGGATTTCGCCGGCCGCCTTCCAAGCCTTCTGAATGACGCCAAGCACGGCGCGCGTGCTGCCTTGGTTGTGCGCGTCCAGCACGGGAGCGCCAGCGATGCCGCGCAAGTCGGCGTTCGCAATCGGCAGGCGCTCGATATAGCCGGCGCGTTGAACGTCGGCGCCCGTCGAAAGCACAACTTCAATCGTGTTCGTGTCGGCGTCGTAAGTATCGGGCGCGAACGTGGCCGCGCGCAAAGCGAGCTTAGTCATTGGAGTCCGGCTCCTTCTCTTCATCGTCAGAGTCCGCGGACTCGTCGGCTTGGGTCTGCGCGTGGGGATCGGCCGCAATGTCGGCGTCCACGCGCTCGATACTTTCGCCGCGCGCTGCAATCGCTTCCGCACGGCTCATAAGTTTTGCGTCTAGCGCGACCTTGACGGCTTGAATCTGTTTCATCGGATCGGCTTCCGGCATCGCCGGGAAGCGCCATTCGGCGTCCGCGATCTCGCCGATTTGGCCGGCGCGTAGTTGCTGCGTCAGCACAAAGCGGCGCCAGATCGGCGCGAGAAGCTGGGGCACAAGGATATTGTGCTGGATGGACTCCAGATGCGCCTTGAAGGTGATAAGCGCGGCGCGAAGGCTCGAATAGTTCGCGCGGCTCACGTTCCCGCTGACCATGAACGCAGGCACGCCGAGTCCAGCGGCGACCTCTTCAATCATCGCCGTCATAAACTCAGTGGACTGCTGCGCTTGCTGCGGCGTGTTGGCCTTCATTTCCCAGTTACCGCGCAAGATGCGTGCGGCGCCGGGCTCTAGCGAAACGTCCAGCGCGTCGCCTTGTTTGTCGCCCTCAAACGGAATGCCAGGCGCGCCGTCGCGGTCGATCAAATAGACGCTGTTGAGCGCAGAGACTTGGAAGCCCTTCAACAATGCATCGGAGAGCAAGCCCAGATCGGCGAGCTTCAACAGAATCGGCGCCAACCACGAGACGCCGCGAATTTGGCCGATGCCTTTCGGCTTGAAGAGATGCAGCACGTCGGCCGCGTCCACGCGAACCGGGGGCGCGTAAGTCTCGAATTGCTGCGTCGGCAGGAACGGACGAATCCAATAAGCGACGCGCTCGCCGGCCGCGCTAAACTCGATTCCAGATGCGATGTATGCGCCGCCACCAAGTTCGCGGGTTAGCGACTCGTCCAACTGTTCGGCAGGCAATAGCTGCAAGAACAATCCAGCCGGGCGTTGTCGGAGGATGACGAGGCAGTCGCCGTCTACGATAGCGGCGCGCAACGCGAGCGCGCCGAGTCCGCCGAAATTGGTTCGCCCGTCTGCGTCGCATTGGTTCCAAAATTCCTCAGTGAAGGCCGTCACGAGTTCGCTGTTTTCGTGCGCCGGCACGGGGCCCGCGCCCCAGGCGTAGGTTACGAGCGCTTCGACGCCGGCCGCCGCGTGCGCGTCATTCTCTGCGAAGTAGCGAGCGCGCCGCCGCATGTGCGGAGCCGCTGCAAGCGTTTCCGTCGCCGTGCGGCCCATGCGCGCTTCCGGGGTGAAGCGCCGCGACGATGCAGCGTCATAGCCGCGCGCCATATCCGGCGCGAGCACACGCGCAATCGCCGTGCGCGCCGACTGCAGGAGGGAGCGACGGCGCGCCA